TAATATTAGTTGCATTATCTAAATCTGCAAGAGATTGTATAGGAGAACTAGATCTATATGCTGTATATACCAACTCCTCTTGAGGAGTTATATCATCTACAGCTTTTTCAAAATCTAATTGAAATGTTCTCATTTATCTCCTTTCATAGTAAAAGTAGTATCTAATCAAAGATACTACTTCTCTATATTGTTAATTGTTTATTTATGCTCCAGATGGTTCTTCAAAACCAAAGAATACAGGAAGATCAATTCCTGTTGCAGTTGCTTGAACAGCAAGAATTATTTCTTGATATTCTTGTCCCGGACCACCAATATTAGATGTAGTACTTGTTTTTACTTTGATAGTAAAAAGATCATATGTACTATCTTCTGCATAAGAAGGCGGTTTAATTGGAAGATAAATCCTATTAGGATAATTTCCACCATAAGCAACTTGTTCAAGATTTGCTATATGTTCAGCAGTACCACTACCAAAATCAGGAGCTACAGAAGAAACATCCCAGTCTTCAGCTTCATCATCAAGGCTCGTTTCAAAAGAAACACCAATATCACCTGTAAGTACAAGATTATCAGAAGCGCCATTTGTTGCAGTAACAAATTTAGGATAATGCTCTTCAAATTGTTCTACAAAAGCATCTGTAATTTGAGCTTTTGATTTACCATCAAGAGATACACTAACAGTTACTCTTTTATGAGGTTTGAATCCTGCACTTGTTTCTACAACACGAACAGTAGCTGTTCCTTCACCTGTTGCAGGAACTACAGTTGTTGCTTGCGCACTTGGAGCCGCATATGGTTTTTCATATACACCTTCTACATCTTTTAAATTAATTATAGAAGATATAATTGAATCATTTTCTCCTTCACCACCTTGCACAAATTGTACATGTTTACCTTCAAATGGTGCAGTTAGATCGAGTGTTCCAGATGCAAAATCATCTGCATCAAATGCAGCAATTCGTGCTTCATCTACTGCGCTAGGATTTGTTGTACCTTGAGCAGCTGCTGGAACTGCGGTTGCGTTGTTAATAAATAGTTGTTTACTCATTGTTCTATTTGTTCTTGTCGTTCTTGATTACTTACGGGTGTTTCCCTTTGTAATCGTTGTTTTAGTTCTCTCGTATTCTGTAAAAACAAATCAACTGCGTATTGAATTACTTCATCATGCAGATGTTCTGCTAATTCACAAGATACATCGTTTTTTATATGTATTAATCTTGGTCTTTTAAGGTAATTAAAAATTACTTTAGTTACAAGAAAAGTTTTATCAGTGTATACGTTTAATACTGTATCACTAAAATCTGCTAATGGTTTACTTGGTTTTGTAGTATTAAAAGGGTCGTCAAGAAGCTTATAAACATCATCCGATTGACTAGTTCTGTTAAATACAACCTTATGGATTCCACTAGTTGCTTGCCTTTTGTTATCAATAATTTCATATTCTACTGTTGGAAAATTATACGTTATTTGTGAACGATGACTAATAATAAACAAATTATCTTCAGGTATTGTTGCAGAGTCTACAAAATATCCACTTAGAGAATTACTATCTTCTCTAAAAATAGTTTCTACTCCTTTATCTTTAACAACAATATTTGCTAAATCATCAATTCGTTGTTGGCTTTGTTCAAATCCCTTTCTCTCCTGATTAAATCCATTATACTTTCGTTTAACAAGTTCTAATTGACCTTTGTTTAACCAATACTGTATATCATCAGAATGTAATTGGAGTGCTTCTCCAAATTGATTCATTTGTTGCCCGAAGGCTTTTTGCATTTCTCTTGCATTCACTTATTGTTCCCTTCTACCTTGTATAACAGTTAATAATTTATCTGTAGTTAAGTTAACAATTTCCGTATGTGTATGCAAGGGGAGAGTTAGTTGTTCGTTAGGTCGTTGAACAAAATCTATTTCATTTGGTTCTTTTACATAAGTAAGAACAAGTTCTGTATTTTCAGAAAGAATGTTTACAGCATCTCCAATTACTAACACTTTATCATTTTGAATTAAAATTGGAAACTCTCTAAATTGAGGAGAATTGCTTTCAGATTCTACATAATCTTTAATTGCTTTTGGTTCTAATCGCCTGTTGCTAAACCAATGACCATCGTTCTTTGTTCTTGAAAATATATAATAGAGATAATCATTAGGAAGATTACTCTCTACAGTATTTGGTAAATAATCAACAACAGAACTATTAGATAATTCCGCTGTTGTTATAAGTGTTCTCAGATTCTCATTTACATATTGACCTTCTATATTTCTATCTTCAGCTTTGATCGCACTATATTGTTGCTTAATATAATCGTTAACTGATTCATTTAGATAATAATCCATTTCTTGTGGAAGGAAGTCGTCTCTAACATTAGAAGCTACTTTTTGTACTCCTAAATTAACCCCAACATGTAATTGAGCAGTTGTCATTTATTTGCTTTGCTGTAATTTTGCTTTTAGTATATTTACTGTTTCTGAGTTCTTTTTATCATGGAAGTATTTAACTGTTTCTTCAACAGTTTCTCCAAGTTTTTCATCTATAAAGTAATGTTGATTACCTATTTTATTAACAATTCCTTTTGATACTAGTGTAGAAATAAGAGCTTTTGTTTCAAGATTCTTATCTGTAATAGTAATAAAAAACTTCTCAGGATCATTTTCAATAATATTATCAACTAAGTTTTGTTTTTGTTTTTCACTAAGATCATTTGGATCACTATCTGTAAGCAATCGTATAACCCGATCTAATTTTTCTACATTATCTCCTATCTTAATAAATTCTTCATAGGCTTTTTTCTTAAATCGAACTTTCTTATTAGCAAAGTCTGTTTCTACTTCAGGATCTCTAATATAATATTGAAATCTAGAATTATTTAACATTTCTTCTCTATTATCTGCTACAAGAGGGTGTCTCTTTGCCCAATTATAGATAATATAATCTTCAATATTAACAGGTTCTTTATCATCTGTTGTACTAATATTGAGAACAGTTCCACCACCATCAACTTTTACTCTAAGGTTTGCCCAATAATCACGAACTGTTGAATGAAAGTCTTTTTCATCAGGAGACATTCCTAAATGAGTTGACAATAGTTTTTCTTCTTCTTCTTTATCTAATCCTCTTAACGGCCCTCTACCAACATAGACACTCGCAAGATACTTTGTAGAATTAGCCGTTACTGGTACTGGCAGATGACCTGCTGTTTCACGTCTAATAATTTGCACTTCTCTGCTACTCATATTTTATTATTTGTTTTTAGTTTTAATCATAGTCAACTGTCAAATATCACTTGACAGTTGCTATATTGTTCTTTTATCCAATAACACATTGCATATCAAGGGAAGTATCAAATCTCTTCAGCACTATACCAGCTACTTTTAAGAAGTGAACAGAACATCCATCAATATCACTTGCTCTTAGATCATTACCTGTAAAACCGGGTGGAATTGTTGATCCAGCAACAGCCCATCGAAGTAATTCTCTATTTTTACGTGTAACCATTTGTAGGTTAGGTTCTCCATTGTAGTTACTTTGATCTACAAAGACCATTCGATAACTTTCAAGAGGTAAACCTGTTCGTGGATGTTTGCGACTTGCTTGTGCTACCCCACCATGATCAAACAGAGGTACTTTAACAACGTTTACAACGTGTCCATCTACGTGTTGATATCGAGTGAAGAATCCACTAAGTTCAAGATTGCGCCCACTTCCACTTACAAATGTCTTATCGTTAAACTGCTTATAAGAACTTGCATCAAGGTTATCCTTCATTGCACGATCAAATTCATCAGCACCACCAATACCTGTGTACAGTGTTACTTGCTTATTTTGACCATCACTCATTCCATAAAAAACATCACGAATAACGTTTTTAATCTTACTTTCAGTAAGAACGGAATAGGTTTCTTTATTTTGAATTTGTTCCAGAAGTCCCGGACCAATAACTACAGGCTGACCATTTTCATCAGTCATGTTTGTAGTACCGTTGGAATTATAAGACTGCTGTCCGTACCAGTAGTACATCTCACATTCTTCTTTCCATTGGAGCATGTATTGCCACTCTTCAAAATCTACCCAATATTTGCTTGTTCCACCACCTTTCGTTGGAAGACCAATCTCCATTACTGTGTTCTTTGCATTACCAGACATTTGGTAACTCTTACGGATAGTCGTCAATTTATGACGAATCCTTGCAGGAGCTTCCCAGTTGCTAGCATTTCCAGTTGACCAATCTTGACCAACAGCAGCATAAAGACTTGCAAATTGACTTCCTGCTTGTACATCATCAGCAGGCATTGTTTGGTTTCCATCTGGATTTTGCAGACGTACTTGATAATCCCAATTCTTTCCATTAGGAGTAGGATCACTCATAATACGTGCTTGTACTCCACTTTTAGATACAAGGGTATAATCTTTAATAAACCACTTGTCTGGGAAGGTAAGTTTGAACATTGCACCACCTTGTCCAAGATTACTTGTGCTACTAGGAGTCACAGCAATTGGACGGGTTTTTCGCAATCTCGTCATTACATCATATTCATATTCTAATTTCTCAATACTTCGAACATTACCCACACCTTCTGTTAGCATAGAAAGGGGAAAACGTTCATCTTCCTTGCCTCCCAGAAATGTAAGCAATGGACTAAGTTTTTCGGGAGTTGTAAGCAATGCTTGAGAAATACTTGCTACATCAGACTTTTGCTGATCGTTGTATTTCGTGCGCTTTGCGTACAATCTTGGTTCTACTTTTGCCATTGTTTATCTATATTTTAAGGTTAAATTGTTTCAAGCTCTTCTGTATATTCTGGTGATCTATCTTCAGCTTTACGTCTTGTCTTTGCTTCTGTCATTTTCTGACGAAGAGTTTTTGCATTTTGATCTTTAGCTGCTCTTGTAATCAAATCTGAGAACTTCAAATTCTTATACAGCATATAATCAATCAGAAGTCTTGTTTCCAAGTCTGCTTCTTCTTGTTTAATCATTGCTTGACTCTTGCCTTCACTAACAGGTTTAGACAAATATTCAAAAAAGGAGTCTTTATCTTTACTTGGAATTTTCACTCCTTTCAATTCTGTTTTCTCTTTCAAGGTGCTTTCCACATTCTTCCAGTGGTTTTCTACTTGTTTGAGATACTCTTCCTTTTCTTGTGCTTGTTGCTTGATAAGGTTGTCTTTATCTGATTGCTGCTTGTTTTTCAATGCAGCTAAAGAACGTTTTGCCTTATTTTCAAGAATACCACCATTTTTGTAATCTTCTATCTCTGCATTAATTTCTTCATTAGACATTCCACGAACTTGTGAAAGTTCTTGTCTAACGATCTTTTCCTGCTGAGATTCATCTTCGCTTAATTCAACCTTTGTATAGTCTACTTCTGGAAATTTTGTTTGAAGAAAATCATTTGGATCTCCACCTAGTTCGATGTAATCCTTTAGTTCTTTTACTTCAGGATATTTAGAAAAATATTGTTCTACAGAGCTTTCAGTAGCTTTTTCGGTTGCCCGTTCTACCAATAGTTGTATCCCTTCTTCTGTATCATCAAAGTCACCTTCAATGTCATACCCTAAAGATTGGCGAATACTTTCTACAAGGGGAAGTTCTGCTGCTTCTTCTGATTCTTCCTCTTCGCCTTCTTCTTCATCATCCTCTTCATCCTCTTCAAGAATCTCTTCAAGTTCTTCTTCTGCTTTAGAATCAGATTCGTCTTCAGACTCTTCTTCTTCCTCTACAGTTTCTTCTTTTTCAAGATCCTCTACTTCTTCTTCTTCCTCTACTTCAATCCCTTCCCAGAGATCTACTAGTAATTCTTCATCATTTGGTTTACTCATTGTTTTTAAAAGTATGTGTTTTATTTTTCAATGTCAAGAAAAACTTTATAATTTTATAAACTTTATTTATATAGTTAGTCTTACATTACGTTTTCTTTGCACTTGTTTGTCTTTTTACTTGGATTTCTTTTTCCTTTAACTTCTCGTCTGCTCTATTTTTACGTTCTTCTTCCGTTTGTTTACGGGTTGCAAGGTTTTCTTCATGTTGTTGTTTACGTCTTTCAAGCTCTTGCTTCCACATTTCATCTACTTCTCTTTGAATATCTTGTTTAACAAGTTCAACTTCAATCTTATTTTGTCGATCAAGTTCCTTGTTACGATCTTCACGATCAAGCTTATCTTGTTCGTGTTCTATTTGCTGTTGTGCAATTTGTTGTTCTAGCTCCTGAGCTTCTTGTTGCATCTGCTCCATTGCTGCTTCAGCTTTCTTAATCTTATCTTTTATTTCAACAAAATTATCACTGGAAATGATTTCTCCAATAATACTCATAGGAACACCATTTTGTAATCCTGCTTGTCCGAGAGCTTTTAATTGATCTAATTTCTCTTGTTCAACAGAAGCATCTTTAACAAATACTCCAAATTCTGCATGAGTATATGTATCAGGATCAATATCTAAATATTCATTAAGTCCATCAGGAGTTACATATGCTCCTTTTTTTCCATTAATCCATGCAAGTTGACTATAGTCAATTATACTTTGTAAATCTCTTTCTTCAAAAGCAGCATACTTTCTAAAGTAATCTTCTGTAATATGAGAACTCTGAATAATTGCTTGTTGACTTGTAGCTTTTCCTTCATATTGATTCATTTCTCCCATACGTTGGCGAGTAATACCTGAGAGATATTCCCATTCTTCTTTGATAAAACGTAATAAGTTTACATATTGGTCTATTGTTTTAATAGACATATCCATTACAGTTTGATGCTGTGGATTAAATTGTATTCCTTCTTTAGCATAATCTACCCACGCAATACCTGTAGCTTCCACCATATACATGAACTTGTCCATACTCCATCCTTCAGGAATAAGTTGAATATCTATTGTTGCAAGAATATCTTTACTCTTTGCTATGGCGTTTTCAAGACGAAATTTAAAGATATTATAACTAAGCTGATAAGGAATTCCCAGTTCAAGAAGAGAAATGTTACTTGAATTACGATCATTATATGTTCTACCATTAATAGGTAATTTGCATTTACTTGGATTATCTATACTACTTCGTTGATGATCAAATGGTCTAATATCTTTATAAATATCTCCATCTATACGATACCCTTGCCATACTTCATTAATCCAATCCCATTCAATATCAATATCTCTTTCGGGATTAAATTCATAATCTTCATCTACAACTTCTTCATAGGTTTCTCCTAATTCATCTACATATGTTACAAATCCTACTCTTTTTAAACTTTTCCAATAGACTGTAACTAATTCTGTATACGAATCCCACTCATCATGAAAGATCTGCTCATCCTGATTGTACCAAAAGAAAATATCTCTATTAGTATTACGAGGAGATTGTAGTCGATCTACTTCTTCGTCTGTAAGCATTTTACGAAACTTATCTACTACACTATTTCTACTTACAAGTTCTCTGACAACTGCCCAGTTTCCATCTTCTACAAAATCTACATTAGGATCTTTATCAAAATCTACATCTAAAGGATTAAGTATTTTTCGTTCAGGCTCATTATTACGAATATCTCTATTACTAAATACATATCCACTAACTAAGAAATCAAACCACCCTTTTTGACTTTCATCATACCAACGAAGATAAGGTATTAAATAATCAATAGCTTTTTGAGCCATAATTGCTCGATTATCTTTCCAATTACAAACCATTGATATAAGTTACGTTTTACTTCTTCATTCTTTTCATGTTCTTTAATTGTAACTACATCACCTGAGCTAACAATTACATTCCAATTAAATGGGCGTTTAGCTTTCTCTCCAAGTAATAGGTCAATAGATGGTTTAAGGATATTGAAGTTACGTAGTTCAGCAGGAAAGTTCTCTCTTTTCTTTCCATATGGTTGGAGTACATACGAATAGTCATTTGGATGTATCTTTCCATTATAATAATCATATAGTTTGAGTAACCACTGTCGATAGGAGTTTGCCCCAAGTTTAAAATTAGCATTTTGTATGTACGCTTCTACGCTAAGCTCTCTCCACTCTTTTGTTTTTTCACTTAAAGGTAAGGATTGAACAGGTATATTTGTTTGACTCATAGTTATTTATTCTTATTATTACTTATTATGGCTTTTCCATTGGAGCTTCTTCACCATTTATAGCAACTGAAAATATATCTATATTAACTACTCCAACCCCTCTAATATGTAATC